ATGGACTCCAGGTTTCCGAGTAGATTCCTGGAATCCAGCCGAGTAAAAAAACTAATGGATAACAACATCAAAAAACCAGAGAATGCTGGGCAAACGCATGTCGTTACCACTCCCACTAATTTTAGAACTTTGCTTGCAACAAACTACATCAAGCAAATCAACAATTTCTTTGGAGATGAAAAGAAAGCGTTGAAGTTCTTAAGTGGGGTAATGGCAGATGTCGGGCGTACTCCGAAACTGATGGAGTGCGCACCGGACACGCTCATCAATAGCTATATGGTGATGGCTCAATTAGAGCTCATGCCGTCTGGCGTCTCTGGTGAGGCCTATGTGCTTCCATACAATGATAAGAGGCGCGGAATGATCGCGCAGTTTCAGCTTGGCTACCAGGGGTTAGTCACGCTGTTTTACCGCGCAGGTGTCCGCTCTATTGTTGCAGAAATTGTCTATGAAAATGACGATTTTAATGTGACGAACGGAGTTATCACCCACAAACCCGATTATTTCAGCGATAACCGTGGCGCGGCCAAAGGTGCATATGTGATCGTTGAATTGCAGGCAGGAGGAAAGGTTAGCAAGGTGATGAGCAAAAAGCAGATCCTTGAAATCGGTCAAAAATTCTCAAAGACATTCAATTCTGATTTTACGCCTTGGAATGAAAAGAACGATCCTGATTTGTGGATGTGGAAAAAGACAGCGCTTAAGCAGGTAGGCAAATTGGTACCAAAAAACGAAACCATCTTTAAGGCGATTGCCGAAGATAACAAAGACAGCGTTATCGGTGATCGCCTTGTAGGCGCACTAGAGTCGGGTGATGACCTAAAGATGGGTAGCTTGCTAAAAAAAGGGAATGAAAACACCAAGCAAACCAAAAACAAAAAGAACGCGCCGGATAGTGAAAGTGCGCCCGAATCTAAAAATGCCGAGGGCAATTCTTCGGCAGATAACGGCGAACCCGTCATCGAATAAAGAGCGCGATTTCCCGTTGGATCACATATCGTATTCTGCGATGGTGCGGTTCTCGACGAACCCGATTCTGTTCAAAATCATTGATATCAATCACGACTATTTTGACTCAACGAGAAGCATCACCACGATCATCGGGCAGGCATTCCATACAGGTATGGAGGTCTATAACGGAGGTAGTGATACGGTAGTGCCAAACAATGAATCAGAAGCGATTGAGGTGGGGATTAAGGCGGCGATGGACTACATGGAGAAATACCCGGAGGGATTTCTTAAGTACACAACCACCGTGCCGAATAAGCAAAAAGCCTTCGATCTCTTGGCTTTTGCCTTCAATTCCTATGTCAAAGAATTCCCCTATCAACCCGACAAATTGGTTTCCTGTGAGGAAAAAATTGTTGAGCTGATAGATGTGGAATGGCGGGGTGAAAAATTAACCTTGCCGGTGAAGTTAAAAGGGAAGCTGGATAAAATCGAGCGCGAGGATGGTGAGCTGGTCATTACAGATTATAAAACTTGTTCAGCCTACTCCGACCCCGAAAAGATCGATGGAGCGAAGATGTTGCAAGCGGTTGAGTATTACTTCCTTGTTCACGCCAAATATGGCGAGGCCCCGACTAAGATGCGGTATCAGGAAGTGAAAATGACTCAAAACCGCGATGGCAGCAAGCAGGTGAAAACCTACGAAGTGGTGTATGCGGAAAATGAATCGTTCTTTGATTTCTATTTCCGCTACTACGCCGATGTGATACGCGCTCTCAATGGTGAGCAGGTATTCGTTCCGAATGTGCACGCCATCTTTGACAACGAAGTGGCAATCATCGCCTATATCCATCACCTAGACATCGCAGAAGAAAAAGCCGAGCTGATGAAAAAGCACAAAGTAGATAATATCACTGATCTACTCAAGCGAGAACTGCACAGCGCGAGCAATATGAACAAACTGCTGAAGGCAATGGAAAAGCAGTTTGTCGAAGCAAAATCAATAAATTATTCAACTATGAGCAACGAAGAAAAAATCAAAACAAAGCTCATGGAGCACGGGATGGTGCTGCAATTTGATAGCGTAGTTAATGGGGCCAGTGTTGACCTCTACCGCTTTACGCCTTCGATAGGCATCAAAATGTCCCGTCTCAAGGGCTATGTGGCCGACATTGAGCAGGTGTTAGGTTCAAGCGGTATCCGAGTGCTGGCACCTATCCCGGATACTTCATTTGTCGGTTTCGAGGTGCCAAAGAAAGAGAGAAGTTTCCCATCGTTGGCTGATTCAACTGGTGGCTTTGACATTGCCATCGGCGAGACTGTAATGGGCGAGGTGCGACGGTTCGATATTCGCACCGCACCGCACTTGCTGGTTGCCGGGGCGACTGGTTCTGGCAAATCAGTCTTCTTGAGCTCTCTCATCAGCCAGTTAAGCAAAGTATCGGAGCCGTGTGAGATCCATCTATTTGACCCGAAGCATGTGGAGCTCGTGATGCACGCCAACGATGCCAATGTGGTAGAGCATGAGACCGATATCATGGAGATCCATGACAGCTTGGAGTCTCTAGTTTCGCTGATGAATAAGCGATACAAAGAACTAGCTAAGGCGGGAGTGCGCGGCATCCAAGATTATAAGGGGAATATGCCGTACAAATTTGTGGTGATTGATGAGTTCGGTGATCTCATTATGCAGAAATATGTTGATGTGAAAGTGGTAAAAACCGGCCATGTGTTTCAGAAGGGAGAACGCGCCGGCGAGGAAGAGACTAGAACAGTTGAGACGCAGGTATCGAAAGAGATCAGCGATTTCATTCTCTTGCTGGCCCAAAAAGCACGCGCCGCCGGCATTCACATCATCATTGCCACACAGAGGCCATCGGTGGATATCATCACTGGTTCGATTAAGGCAAATTTCCCCACAAAGGTCGCGTTCCGCACAGCCAAGGCGATCGATAGCCAGGTGCTAATTGATACCGATGGCGCGGAGAAATTGCTTGGTAAAGGTGACATGCTTTTTGCTTCCGACAGGGGCATGGAGCGCCTTCAAGGCTACAAAAATTAGACATATGGCACAAAAAAGAATGCTAAATAAGTCGATCAGTCTCTCAAAACAGGTCAATGCCCTGTCTCTGAAGCACAAATTGCTCTTCACTTGGACCATCCCGCACCTAGACGACTATGGTCTGATAGAGAACGACCCGGAGGTAATCAAAGCCACCGTATGCCCTATGGTCAAGGAGGTGACCATTAAGGACATCATAGAGTTCAAAGTTGAGGCCGAAAGATTGGGCTTGACCCGAGAATATGAGGACTGTCTTCAGTATTTGGGATTCGAAAATCATCAGTCTATTTCGGCTGAGAAGCGTGCCGTCTGTAAATTCCAAAAAATCCCAAAAATCCCCAATATTCCCCAAGAAAATTCTGGGGAAAATAATAATCCCCAAAAATCCCCTGTACAAGTTAAGTTAAGAGAAGATAAGAGAATAGAAGAGAAGGGAAGAGAGGACGCTACCGCTGACACTCCATCTACCAAAGCCGAAAAGTTTTTTGGCATGGTGGTGGGTGCCGGCGATGGCCTCCGGGATTATCTCGCTCGCCTGTCGTCTCAGTCCGGGGCAAACATTCAGGCGCTGGAGTATGAGCTCAAGAAGTTTACGAATTACTGGACCGAGTTAAACAAAAGCGGCACAAAGCAAAGGTGGCAACTTGAACGAACCTTTGAGGTCGAGCGCCGTCTCGGTACTTGGTTTAGAAATATCAAGCAGTTCCAGGGGGTGAAAGTCGAATCCCCTAAGTATCAAGTTGGAAAAGTATGATGTTTATTAAATTTATTTTATCCAAGGGTGATCCGATCACATTGCCGTTTGAGAAGGCAGAGACAGTCTTAACCTCTCAACAGCAAATCGTAATGATCACCGATGAGAGCGGAAAATGGACCGGCCAGACGATCAATAAGGCCCATATCGTTGTCACGATGCGAGACCGGGAAGCCGAGAAGGACGCGGCACGGGATAAAGAAAATAAGACGCCAAAACTACCCGAACCAAAATCAAACTTTTCACCCAACAACAGTCCGGCCTACCAGGCAATACAGGCAAGATTTAGAAAACCATACAAAGATTAAAATGCAGATTATTGAATTTTCAATAAAAGGAAACCAGGAAAACGCCGAGGGTAATCCGATTCCATATTTCCGGCAGACTCAAAATACTAAATGGACCGATGGAGCGCGGCGTTACGAGGAATGGAAAAACTATGTTGTCTCCTCTATGCTCGCCCATTGTGGTACACCGGATATGTTAAGAAACGATTTGAATTATAATCGTCCGCTCGAGATCCCGAATGGCGGAGAGGCGAGAATGGCAATAGAGATTTGGTGGGCCAGCCGGGCACACGGAGACGGAGATAATATTTTCAAGGGGATAGCAGATGCACTTTTCATAAACGATAAGGAAGTGGTCGAAGGAAGTTTTAAAAGCCAAATGTCGACAGACAAAAAGGGCCGGGTGGAGGTAAGAATACTGATCAACAACAAAAGCAATATTAAGGAGGTAGCGCCTAAAAAGGCAAAATAGATCTTTGAATTTTAAGGAGGTGAAATCATGTGCAGAGTATGTCCGCAATGCCAAAGCAAAACGCTGTTGGCCGATCAAAAAGTCTGTTCCGATTGCGAAAGGAGTTTAGATCAAGATCGGGAAGCCCGCCGTAATGCCCGCCTTCGCCTGGTCGAGAAATTGCAAGCCGATCAGCGCGCCATCTATGCCCGCGATTAATCCCACCAGGTCCGCCAGTACCTATCCCTAAAACTGGCTTTATTAGCCGATTAGCTCAGTGGTTTAGAGCGTTTCGCTGGTCAATGCAGTTTGAAAGTTTTCTGCAACGACTCGGAGAGGCCAGGGGTTCGATTCCTCTATCGACTACCATTAAAAAATAATTATAAAAATATGTTAGGAAAAATATTTAAAGCAGTTGTAGATACAGCCACCGCCCCGCTATCTGTAGCGGCAGACATTATCACTCTCGGAAATGTTGGGTCTGACGAGGGGAGTTTTACTAAGAGGAAAATTGAACAATTAGAAGAAGACTTGGACGATATCTTATGAAGCAGATCAAAAAGTGGAGGCGAATCAATCCGTATGTGTGCAAGGGGTGCGGAAAGAAGCGGTACTCGTTTAAGTACACCAGGGCCCACCAAACGGAGATCTGCACCAAGTGTCAAAAGTTAATGCCAAACGAGAATCAGGGGAAATTATTTAAAAATCTATAAAATAATCATGAGCCAAAAATATCTTAAGAAATTACGCCGATCAGTAAGGAAGCAGGTGCGCGATGTTGACCAGTTCAAGAGCGCTGACCTGGTACATCGTCTAATGAGCAATAAGCCGTGGTGGATGCCGAAGGCGGTCTGGAGCAGAGCCATAGCAAGGTCGATATACGAAGTGAATATTAAACACAATGCCAAAGAAGAAAACATCAAAGAAACCGAGCAGGGCGAAGAAGCCGGAATTGCTGCCTAAGCAGGAGTTGTTTTGCCAATACTACGCTACCAATGAAGAGTTCTTTGGTAATGGGGTGACATCGTATATCAAGGCGTATGCCGGAGCGAAGGGGCAACGGATCTCATACAATACAGCAAAATCCAATGCATATCGCTTGCTCACTAATGCTGACATTTTGGGACGTATCAACGAATTGTTGGATCTCACCTTGAATGATCAACATGTTGATAAGCAGTTGTCACTTGTGGTGACTCAGAATGCCGACTATCGGGCTAAGGTTGCCGCGATCAAAGAGTACAACCAGCTTAAAAAGCGCGTGACTAGTAAGATTGAAATTGGGGGCAGTCTCAAGCACGAGGTACAGCTCGGCAAAGAGGATCAAAATTTATTAGCTAAGGCAGTGTCTTTCGCCCTCAATGCAGGATCTAGCAAAGATTCAAAAAAGGATAATTGAAAGCCGGGACTTCCGAAAGTCTTTGGCCGCTAGTAGTTTCTACTGGTTTTTTCATATTTACTTTGCGCATTATTTAAAATATCCTACAGCGGAATTTCAAAAAGAAATATGCGATCTTTGCCAGGATGATTCAATACCGTTTGTTGAAATCGTTGGATTTCGTGGCTGTGCCAAGTCTTCGATCATCTCAATGGCCTTCCCGATCTGGCGGATTATTACCGGAAAATCACACTATCCGATTTTAGGGTCTGATACCTCTGGCCAAGCAAAGCAATTAATTTTTAACCTCAAGGTGGAACTGGAAACTAACCGACTTTTAATTTCTGATTGGGGACCGTTCGAAAGTACCGATGAATGGACCGCGACCAACATTGTTTTAACTGGATACGACGCGCGTCTACAGGCAAGATCTACCGGCCAGCGAATGCGAGGTTTACGCCATAAAGAGCATCGCCCCGATTTGTTCATCCCGGACGATATTGAGAACCTGGAATCTGTCCGCACCAAAGAGCAGCGAGACAAAGATGAGCGCTGGCTGTTGGCCGAAGCCTTGCCAGCGCTAGATCCGAAAGCCAAAGTTGTTCTATCTGGCAACTTACTTCACTCTGATAGTTTGGTGGTCCGCATTAAACGGCAAATTTTAAACGGAGAACGCCGGGGAGTGATCCGAGAATATCCGATCGTTGATGGAAATAATATCTTATGGCCTGGGCGCTTTCCCGATATGGCAGCGATTGATGAATTGAAGCGAACGATGCGCGACCCAAGCGGTAACCCCTTGAAGACCTGGCAGCGCGAATATTTACTGCACATAGTGCCAGAAGAAGGGCAGGCGATCACTGAAGAAGATATACACTACTACGAGGAATTGCCGGAAAAAGTAACTTTTGGATTGAGTGGAACCGGTACCGACTTGGCCATCAGCCAGAAGCAGACTGCTGATTGTACGGCGATGGTATCCGGGAAGATTGCGACGATCGAAGGACATCCACAGATCTATATTGGCCGCAACCCGATCAATGCCCACTTAGATCTTTATGGCACGATTCAACAGGCAAAGGGGATCAAGGAAACGATCGGGTGTTACCATCAATTTTTTGTGGAAGATGTAGCCTATCAAAAAGCAGCCATCGATGAATTCCAGCGCAACTTATTACCGGTTATTCCGATGAGGCCGATAAACGACAAGAGGGCCCGGCTTAATTCGGTGGCGCCGTATATTAAAAACGGTACGGTCCTATTTCCTCGAATTGGTTGTGAAGATCTGATTGTGCAGTTGCTTGGGTTCGGCATTGAAGCGCATGACGACATGGTAGATGCCTTGGTCTATCTCATCATGGGACTGGTCAACCAGGGAATGCAAGAAATGAAGATAGTCGGCCTACTATGAGCAATAATTTTAAACAACCAAAAATTAAGATTACGATCGAACTCGAAGAAGAGTGGATCAGGCTCATTCAGGTAGCCGGTAAGATCAAGTATGGCAAGATCGATATTGTTGTCCAAAACGGCATACCTGTTCGGCTTGATAATGTGATCCAGCAAATTAAATTAGATGATCCGGCCGACTTCAGAGACAAGATGGAATGCGTGCCTCTACTTTGATTTATCCACACATTTGTTGTCCGATTCTGTTTGACTGAATATTTGTTAGTGTTAGAATTATAATAACTTTAATATTTTAAGCTCGAGTGGAATAACCATAGGGCTGTAGCACAACCTCATTTCGGGGCGTCGCTACAGCCCTTTTTCGTATCATGAATAAATTTATAGAAAATATTTTTGCAAAGATCGGTTTTATTCCCAAGGAAAAAGGATACAGTGGCGCGTCTTCAGGTCTCGGTTCTATCGGGGCTATGCTTGGGTTGAGTGACAAGAAAGAAATTGTCCAAGGTGCTTTTAAAAATATTCGGGGATGGGTTGGTGCTGCTATTCGTGTCAAAGCCGAAGCGGTTGCGCAAATCGAGTTTCGCTTGTTCAGGATGAAAAAGGATGGCACGAGCGAAGAGCTGTTTGATCATGATATTTTGACCTTGCTCAATGGCGTTAATCCCTATCAGACCGGCTACCAGCTGAAATACTTAACAGCCGCTCATTTAGACCTTGCAGGAGGGGCATATTGGCTCCTAGATGGCGTTAAAAGTGATACAGACAAGCCAACCGCTATCTATCCACTTAATCCGAAGTTTATCGAGATAGAAATCGAGGATCAATTACGCGGATTGGTAAAGGGGTATAAATACAAAGTCACTAATTCCGAGGGGAAAGAATTGCAGCCGTACGAAGTTTTGCACATCCCTTATCCCGATCCGGATGGTTCGCCTTATGGCCGTAGCACCTACGAAGTAGCCAGGGAGTGGATCGAGGCAGATGACTTTTCTACCAAGTGCAATCTGAATTATTTCAAAAACGGCGCACGATTGTCTGGAACGATTGAATCAGACCAGCCATTGTCGCCGGAGCAGATGCAATCATTGCGTGAATCGTTTACGGATCTCTATCAGGGCGCAAAGAATTTTTACAATGTCGCTATTCTACCGAATGGTGCAAAGTACAATGGCATGGGTGACAGTCCGAAAGATATGGACTTCGCCAATTTGCAGCAAGTAAGCCGGGATAAAATTCTCTCGGCCTTTCGCGTTCCTAAAACGGTCTTGGGTGTAGCCGAATCGGAAACAAACCGCGCAACGGCCGAAACCGCTAACTATGTTTTCTCTAGTCGCACCATAAAGCCGATGATGCAGTTGATCGTTACCTATCTCAATGAGTTTTTAGTCCCGCGCTTTGGTGATGATCTTTATCTCGATTTTGCTGATCCAACCCCAGAAGATCGTTTGCAGCAAGTTGAAGAAATGAAAGCAGCCTTGGGTGGTGCGCCGGCTATTTCAGTCAACGAGGCTCGCGAAAATTATTTTGCAAAGGGCCCGATCGAAAACGGCGATGCTGTTATGACCAGTTTCAGCTTCCAGCCATTGGGTGAGCCAACAAAGAAAAAAGAATACCGCGTTGAGGCAAAAGGCAAAGGACCGACACGAACCAAATTTGCTATCAATCAGGATGCCCGAAAGAAAATGTCGGCCGAGATCGTGGAAAAAGTAGGCGAGGCGATCAAGAGTTCCAACAATGTTAAATTTAAAGTGGCCTTAGGAGGCCGAAAAGCCCTCGCAGAGCTCACTGATGATCAGTTTGAGGTGATTCATAAGGCTAAGATCAGTCGTGTCGCTCCATACGAGAAATCAGTCAAAGGAAAGGTCAAAGATTTTAACGCTAAACAGAAAGAAAAAGTGCTTGCTAATCTTTCTCAGATAGTGAAATCTGTTAGCCGAAAGAAAAAAGATATAAGCGACGGTGATCTATTTGATGCCGCTGCTGAATCAAATATCTTGTCGTCCGACATGATGCCGATATACATCGATTTGTTTGGTACCGAAGGCAAAGAGGCGGCACGCTTAATCGGAATCGACGACATTAATATCATCAACGAACAGACAAAGAAGCTGCTCGAGAAAGCCGCGCAGTTGATGTCTGATTCCTATAACGAGTCAACCCTAACCTTGCTTAAAGATCGTCTGAATAAGGGCATAAATGAGGGCATGAGCATTGATGAGTTGACCGCCGAGGTCTCAAGCGTTTATGAGTTTAGCGATTCTGTACGCGCCGAGACTGTCGCCAGGACGGAAGTGTTTAGGGTTGCCAATTACGCAACTCGAGAGACATGGAAGGAATCTGGCGTTGTTACGACTTTGCGATTCTATACCGCCGAAGATGAACGAGTTTGCGACATTTGCGGTCCGATGAATGGCAAGGTGATGGGGATTGATGAATCGATCGGAGAGCCGGGGGAACCGCTTATCGGAGCCAACGGAGAGCAAGTTATGGTCAATGGATCACCAATAAAAATGTCTGACTATGGTGATGGCAGCGTACCGCAGGACCTCCATGTTAATTGCCGGTGCGAAGTGCGCCCAGACCAACTGGCAACTGAGGACGCAATCAATTCTAGCGAAACAAAAAGCGACAAGGATGATCCAGCCAACAATGAAGAGATCGACGCAGACTTACAAGATATAGAAAAAATGATCAATGAATAAAGATCTGATCAAAAAACTAAAGTCTGATATCGCGCAATTCAAGCTTAAAAATAATAAGCGGATTGCTGAATTAGAGGAAGATTTGCGCATTGCGAATCAGAAAGCACCAATCATTAAATTTTCTGACATTGTTTTTCCTACACCCCTAAAAGTGCACGGTGAAATTGATGTTAAAAATTTACCAAGTGATCAGAAAGTTCATGGTGCCGTAGAAATCAATGGGCTTAAAGAGGCCTTGGCTGACACTCAACATATCAGGCCAAAATGGTATAAGGAACCAAAGGAGAAGATTAAGGTAGAGATCGTTAAGCAATTAAAATCTGAAAAGCCGACCTGGTTAGACAACACGATCGGATCGACTCTTGAGTTGGTAACGACTCTGCTATCAAGTCTCGCCAGTAAAACACTCGATGCACAGGTTAAGTTTTGGTCCAGGTTATGGAACTCCGGTCTTAATGTTCGGCTAGAACATGGCGACCCACAGAAGCCGCAATTTGTTGTGATGCTAGACCCACATAGCGGTAAAGCAATGGGAGGCGCTGATTTTGCCGGTGGTGGGAGATCTATGGCGGTCATGTCGAGTCGCACTGGCGGGGGTGTTGGTGGTTTGCCCATAATCTACAATGTTCCGATGCCAACCGGGGCAACAGAATATTCTATTTGCCTACCGAACGATACCAAGAAAATCTTAATCAAATTACGCGAAATCGGATATGATTTGCAGTTAGCTTGGAATGCTGGAGAATCGGGCAGTAATTATGTAACTGTTCCGGCCGGCTCCACAAAAGATATTTCGGGCGTAAATTTATCAGACAAAACATTATATTTCCAATGCTCTGAAGCTAATCAGGTAGCGGAAATTGAAATATTTATATGAAAAAAATAATTTTAACATCACTCATCGTTTCTTTGTTTGCAGTGCTTCCAATTATCTCTAGCGCCCAAATTTCGGCTCCAATTATTTGGAAAATTGTCGGCAATGTTTTACAGCCGATCAATAATTCCTTTGGGGTTAAGATTCCATCATTACCATCCGGATGCCTAAGTACCGACTCAGCCGGGAAATTGATGGTCATTCCTTGCATAGCCACCTCAACCACACAGACCTTAAATAATCTGAATCTTAACGGCAACTTAAATGTTTCCGGTTCTTCGATATTGGCTTCGACCACTGTCAACGGAGTCTTCCGAGTGATCGGGACAGCTGAAATTGCCGGGAAGTATGGCTCTGGGACGCTTATTGCTGGGGATGTGACGAACGGTTTCTCGGCCCGCTTTCAAGGCCAACACCAGAATGGGGTAGGAAACTGGGAGTATGACCTCGATAATGTTTGGAAGGCTGACAAGCCGGTCAAAGTCCCGTCCTTGATCGCCACCTCGTCTTTAATCGATAATCTCACGATCAGCAATCTAAATGGTCTGCTTACGGCTGTTAATGGCACTGTGGCCACTACAGCGACTTCTAGCCTAGGCTTAGAGAATCGCTTGACCTTCAGTGCTCCTCTAAGCCGAAATGTGAACACCGTATCGCTCGGACTCGCTGACGGAACCCATGACGGGGCTTTGGCCTCAACAACTTGGACAACTTTTAACAACAAAGTGTCAAGCCAATGGGTTGACGGGGGTTCAGGTAAGTTGTACTACTCGGGGGGAAATGTCGGCATCGGCACAACTTCGCCTCAAGCCAAACTAAGTGTGTACGGCAATATGGAATTGGGCGATCCGGCTCAAGTGAACGGTATCTATCAGTACAATTCTAGCCGCACAGCTTACGGCAAAATTGTTCCCTACGACATCACGACAGGCAATATGACCCTCCAGACCACTTATGCTAATGGCAATATATTTATTCTTCCTGGTTCAGCCGGCAATGTGGGGATAGGTACTACAACGCCGAATACAAAGCTAAATATCTACGGTGGAGGGCTCGGTTTGAACCCCGGCGCCACCGCTCAACCAACCTGTGCGACTTCAACGCGCGGGACCTTTTGGAACACCTTCGGAGCGGCCGGAGTAGCGGACAAAACAGAAGTATGTGCCAAAGACGCGTCTGATGTTTACTCCTGGAAGACCCTTTATTAAGATCTCTGTCCTGTCATAAGACATTAAACTAGGCCAGTTCTTCGACAAAACAATAGAGCGGTTGTATAATCCTAAATGCGATCCTAACGGAGCGCAAAATAAGAGTTAAAGGGCGCAATCCTTTAACTCTTATTCGGAGAAGTCCTTTTGCGTTTCATTGATTCGCACCTTAAAAATTAATTATATTGCGCATAATTATATGAAAACTCACGAATTCGAACAGTTTCTAACTGTCCGCAAAGGCTTACAAGCGATTACTGTTCATGGCTATGTTGGTTCAGCCCGAAGGTTCACACGAGCACTCGGCGACTATCCAACACATGAGGCGATAGAGAAGTATGTTTATGTTCTCTTCACCTCGCAATATTCCTACAGCCACAAGCACAATACGGTCATCGCGATCGAATACTATACCGAATTCATCGGCAACCCGATTCACTTGGGCCGGCAGAAAAAGCCTCGCCCGATCATCAAGGACACCCTGACCGAATCGGAAGTAACCAAACTCATCTTTAATTGCAAAAACAGCAGAGAGAAAGCGATCGTTTCGCTTCTCGCTTACTCCGGGATTCGTAACTTAGAACTATGCAACCTCAAAGTAAAGGATTTTGATCCTGGTAGAAATACGATCACAGTTTGGAAAGGCAAGGGGATGAAAGATGGCGTTTCGCATATCTCGTCCGAATGCACCAGACTTTTAATTGAATACCTACAAGATTATCCTCGGGAAAGAAACGACTTTCTTTTTACGACTCTCCAAAAGAATCATCAGTACCACACCGGAGACACTAGAAAGCTGGTCCATATTCTCGCCCATCGCGCTCATTTAAGTAAGCGCGTCTATCCTCATCTTTTGCGCCATTCGCTCGCAGCGAATATGCTTTTGCGCGGATCAAATATCGTTACATTGCAAAGACAGCTTCGACATTCAATGCTCGAAACGACTTTGCACTATGTAAACTCTATTGTCTTTGGAGAGAGAAACGAATATGACAAATTCGTACCTAGCTATATATGAAAAAAATAATCATTGCCTTGATCTTGCTTACTTGCCTACCGGCTTCGGCCGCTACAAGTACGCCGGTCATTGAAAAAGCACAAACTCTCACAGCGAGACAAAAGATCGTTCTGCTGCAAAATATCCAAGGCCAGCCGGTAGACATCCGGGAGTTTGTATTGATCCTTAATAAGACATTCCGTTTTTCGACAAGCACGCCGATCAACGGACAGTTAAATTTTAAAAATCTTATTAAGAACTTCTACAAACTTTAAATACCATGGGGTACGCAAAAAACATCATTGAGATCGTTGAGTCTTTAAAAGAAAACATCGTAGTAAAATTGATGGGCGGGTTTTCTATTTCAGCCGTTACTTTTTTGCTGGATATAAGACTCAAGGACCAATACACAGCCCTTTTACTTCTGATTCTCTTTGATGCGGTATCTGCTATCTTCGTGGCATACAAGACCGGGCAAGCCATTGAGTCAAGACGGTTTATCAAGACGGCTTTTAAGATTGTTGCCTATTTTGGAATGATCTCTGCGGGCCGGCTGGCTGAATACAGCACCCCTCAAACATTTTGTCTCATTGACGAAACAATTCTCTGGGTCTGTACTCTGAATGAATTGATCTCGATTATCGAGAACATCGGCAAATTGGGATATGTCATACCAAAGAAGTTGCTTAACACCATGAAGGAATACCGAGATGGCAAATAGGGACTTATCCACAATAAGAGATCGTTTGGGGATTTGACAGTCGAAACTTGTGTAGTAAAATTAAAAGTAATTAAATAAATTTTCGGCCTAAATTGAACAACAATAGGGCCTTGAGCAAAACCTTTCACGAGGGGCGCTCAAGGCCCTTTTTCTATTTTAAAAATTATAAGCCAATAAAATATTATGCCTCCAGAGCAATACAAAAAGTTATCCGAAGCGATCAAGAGCGAGCTGGCCAGCCAACTCAGCAATGACGACTTCAAAAATTTCATTACTAAAACCAAGGACGCTAGCGGAGAAGACACCGGAACATTCGAGGTCATTATCTCCACTGCCGATTGCGATCGCCAGGGAGAGATCATCGATCAGAATGGCTGGGATCTCACAAACTATAAAAACAACCCTGTCGTGCTATGGGGTCATGACTATTGGAGTTTGCCGATTGGCATTTGTGATTCTATCGAGATGGTCAACGGCAAATTGGTAGCCAAAGGCCGCTTTGCTCCGGCTGAGGCAAATCCGTTTGCGCAGCAGGTACGCAAACTCTACGATCTGAAAATCGTGCGCACCACTTCGGTCGGTTTCATTCCGTCCGAGCAAACCGGCAACACTATCACCCGCGCCGAATTGCTGGAATTCTCATTTGTTCCGGTGCCGGCCAATCCTTACGCCTTGTCTCTCCGACAGGTTAAGGAATTGGGCATTAACACCGAGATGCTTTCAATGAAAGGTATCGCCATTAAGGAGGTTGAGGAAGAGCCGAAAGTTGAAGGCGACGAACCTAAGGAAGATGAGACTGTTGAAAAGCCGGAAGAGGTGGAGCAAAAAGGCGCCATTGCCGACGAATTGAACGCGGATGAGATCATTGAGCAAAAGTGGGATTACTGTGATGAAGTCTATGAGATCATAAGCGCTTTTTATAGCGTCTATCTCGATGAGGCTACGCCGGTTGACCAATTCTCTACGCTTTTGACCGAGGCCGCTAATTTACTTTTGCAACTAGCCCAAAATCCGGAAGCCGAATCGACAGAGACGGAAGGAAAGATCGCCAAAGCCAAGGGTCTGGGTGATCTTGTGAAGATGTTGGAAGCACGAAACCAGAAAGCCGGGCGCGTCCTATCTGAAAAGAACCGGACGACCATTAAAGATACCATCGATAGTTTAGAAACTACAACCGCAGCCTTGCAGGAGCTATACAACGCTACCGAACAGGGTGACGGGACCGAGGAAGGCTCGAGCGATGCGAGCGGGTCAAAGCAAAGGTCGATTCGATCAGGGTCTGATAAAAAAGCATTCAGCAATTGGATGCTTTCGAAGCAGGTCTTGGTTTCGATTAATAACGCAACAAGCGAGGCACTTCGTAAATTTAACGAAGGATCTCGCAAATAAACTATGGATCCAGAACTTTTTAAGCAACTTGATGAGACGATCAAGAGTGCCGTAGATTCTGTCATGGAACAGCATTTGAAGGCTGCTGTCGGCCCGATGGTCGCTTCGGAAACGAAAGCGATTGTCGAGAAGATGCGCCTTGAAAAAGCTCTCTATGGTAAGGATGTATCGGGACTCTCTGACGATCAAAAAGTTGTCTTCGCGAAAACCGTTAAGGCTGTTGCCTTCGGTAAAACTAAGTCTGATGAAGCGATCATTAGTGAACAGGACGAGCGTGGCGGTTATTTGATCTCCACCGAAGTTGCCAATGCCATTTTGCGCATTGCGTACTCGGTTGGTTTGGTCATTAGCCAAGCTACCCCTTGGCCTATGGGCACTGATGAGAAGGACATCCCGGCTTACAGCGGAGCTGCTCTTGAAGGCGAATTCTTAGGTGTTGATGCAGCTGGCTCGGCCACTGGTATTACCTTTGATCAGGTTAGATTGGTAGTCAAGAAATGGCAGTTGGCGTTTGCTATTGGCAACGATGTGTTGGCCGATGCGAATGTTGACCTTGCTAACTGGCTGCTTGCACTTGGCGCCGAAGCTCTCGCTAACAGGGTAGACAAGGAAGCCTTAGTTGGTACCGGCAAGCCTTTCGTGGGCGTGATGAATCATCCTAAAGTTGCGACTTACACCCTGGCAGCTACCAAGACCGGATTCGATAAATTCGATCCGATCGCAGATGCGGCCAATGTGGAAGCCCAAATTGAGGAATCAGTCTTAGACGGTTCGTGCTATGTAATGCACCGCACCGTTTGGGCTAAGATTCGCGCTGCCAAGGATACGGCAGGCAATTTCATTTTGCCTTTTGCTGGTGTCATGCAATCTCCGGCTATGGCTGCTTTCAGCGGTCAAATCGGAGGTCGCAAGCCTGTGGGGGAACTCAACGGCTACCCGGTCTTCACTTGCCGACATATGCCAGCCTTTTCTGCTAGCGCCGTTAGCACGCCATTTATGATCTTTGGTAACTTGAAAGCTATTGCTTTCGGTGACAAGGGTGAAATGACTGTTGACGAATATCGCTCAGGCAGTTTCGGCGGCAAAGAAATCGCTTTGGCCGACCAGCGCGCTCTCGTCTATCGCAGACGATTTGCCACCACTGTCGGTCTTCCTGGCGCTTTCGTGATCGTCAAGACAGCTGCGTCTTAATCGCAGATGTTGTCTCGGCTCTTTGCCCCTAAACCTCGGGGGCAAGCCAGTCGAGAGAAATATATATTAGTTAATCGATAAAAAAAGTATGACTACAGTCATGAAAAAATACAAAGTCCTTAAAACCATCGCCTATAGCGGTGTTCAAGAAATTGGGTCTGTTATAGAGATGGATGAGGAAACAGCTCGAGCATTTGGCGGCGATTACGTCGCTCCGATCTCTGAATCCGTGACAACGGACGAGACCGCAAAAGCGGATCAGGTCGAAGAGAAGGAGGCTGTCCAGCCCAAAGTTACTCGTAAGGCTAAATAATTATAAATATGCGCAGTTTATTTGCATCAGTATTAGACAAGGTTAGTGTCTATCCACAAGCTGCTTCCGCTGAAGTTGATGGCTCTGCCGTCGATACTCAGGGTTACAACACCGCGATGGCGATTATAACCAACGGAGCCGCTACTGGATCACCGACCAGCTACACTGTCGACGCAAAGGTTCAAACTTGTGACACGACCAATGGAACTTGGGCGGATGTCACTGGCGCTGCTATCACTCAGATCACCGCTGACAATAAATCAGCTCAGATCAGAGTGGATAATGTGACCAGTCTCAAGAAGTATCTTCGTGTGATGGTAACACCGGCTATGACCGGCGGTACTACCCCGAAGGCTTTGATTAGCGCTCGCATTCTTCTTGGCAGAGGCTATCAGGAACCTGTCGGCAACAGTACAACCGGAGCTTAAGCGTCTACGCTTGCGGACTCTCTCTGAGGGTCCGCTCCGTAGGGTCTGAAGTGCCCTATAACAAATATGGCCAGCGACAAATTACTTAACTATGCACTAACAACCAAAGACCGGATTAAGGACCGGCTTGGCGTCAAATCAGACAATACAGGTTTTGATGTTTTGTTTACTCGCCTATGTAATGCTGTCTCGGACTATATCGAGAACGCGTGCAGTATTCGCTTTTTAGAGACGACCTATACTGATCAGGTTTATTCGGTCCGCAATGGCCAGTCATTTTTATATCTGCGAAATTTTCCGGTCTCATCCGTGTCGACTATCTCTTACCGCATTGGATTACCTGGCAATCCGACCTGGGTGTCATTTCTTGATAATGAATACGAACTCTTGGAAGACGGACGACAGGGAATGATCAAGTTTTATATTTATATTAATGGGATCAATTCCGTAAAAGTGTCGTATGTTGCCGGGTATAAGATCGACTGGGCCAATGTTGGAGATCTCACCAAACACACCTTGCCAGCTGATCTGACGGATCTAGCTGAACGCTTGGTTGTCCGCTGGTTTAAGCGCCGCGAACACGAAGGCAAAGACAGCGAGAGCTTTGATCGTGGCAATACCAACTGGAGCAAGGAATTAACGGCCGAAGATAAAGACACGATTGCCAGTTTTAAGCGGATGGTTTTTGTCTAAAAATATGAGTAATTTATTTGAAATTAAAATAGAAAAACTGCCAGAATTGCGTCAATCATTCAAACGCTTTCCGACTGTGGCAGCGCCAATACTATCTAGGACCATCAACATGGCCTTGGCTCTTCTTGGTGGTGAGGCATTGCAAGAGGTGCCCGTTAAGACGACCAACCTACGCAAGAGTTTTAAAACAATGCTCGCCTCTCCGACCAGCCTAGTCGGGGCTTTCTGGCCGACAGCAAAGTACGCACCCTATGTTGAATATGGGACAAGACCACACATCATCAGACCGAAGAATGCGCGTGTCTTAGCCTGGGAGAGCGGTTTTAGAGGGATGACGACCAGCAAGGGAGGCAAGAGATATTACGCCAATAAAACTAGTGCCAATTTTGCCGCATATGTGAATCATCCTGGCACCAAACCTAATCCTTTTATGGAAAGAATCATCGCTCGAACAGAAGGCAAAATTAACGACCTGTTTTCTAGGGCGCTAGAACAAATTTTAGCTTCAACATAATTATGGCTATCATCACCGACATAAAAAATCAGATCAAGGCAAAGCTAGACGCTCTAGTGACTTCTGGCGTTCTGGGTTCTGTGATTATGGACGACTTCAAAACCGATCCGACCAGTATCGATATTCCTAAGTACCCTTGCGCCATTCTCTCTACTCCGGCCTGTGGCTCGCAACCAGAAACCAACAGGGAGAATATGCGAGATTACACTTTTGACATTCCGATTATCGAGAAAGGAGAGAATGTGACCGGTGCGACACAGATCGAAGAGCTGATTGAGGCAATCCAGGACGCTTTCGACAATGATCCTACCCTGGGAGGCAAGGCGGACGGGGGAATCGAACCGGCCATATCAAATCCCGATTCCATAAATACCGGAGACAAGTCGATCATTATGTTTGTTGTAACGCTCAAAGCCAAAGCATCAAAATTTTTATCATTTTAATTATTAATTAAGAAAAATATATGCAAAAAGAATCAAAAAACAAAGCGATGGGAGGTTCCGAAGTGGATATTAAGGTTGAACCGATGGAGCAAGATTACTTTTTCCCGGGTGGCGGTGAATATGTACCGCAAACCATTAAAGCAACATCTCGCGAAGACGCGGAAGGAAAGTGGGAAAAGTCGCGGGTAAAGGTCGAGAATTAATTATTAAACATTAAGAATTTACATTTATGACTCAAAAAATTGGTAGAACATTTAGCCTCGGGTTGGCTAAGGAAGCTGTGCGAGGGACCGCTGAAGCAGCCGCCACTTTCTGGCCGGCTTTCACGGAGTGCGCGATAGAAGAGAAGGATGTCAAGATTTTTGATGATTCTTCTTACGGCATTGTCGAAGATGCTGTTGGTTGGGCCATTGTGAAGCAGTGGGCCGAAGGTAGCATCAAAGGCTATGTTGGAGATAAGAGTTTCCCTCTTCTCCTATTGGCTGCACTCGGCACTATTGCGTCAACCGATGATGCCGACACGGATCCAACTATTAAGGATCACGCCATCACTGTGTCCGAAAGCGCTCAGCATCAGTCGCTAACGCTCTTCTTGGATGATGTCGCTGCGGGAGTGGATTATAAGCACGCTTTGGCTTGCTTGACCAGCCTGGAGCTCAAATTGGAGTTGGGTAAATGGATTGACTTCGCTGCTGGCTTTAAGGCTAAGAAGGGCGCTAGTGCCACTCTGACGCCTTCTATGACAGCTGAGAATCGTTTCCATTCCTCTCATGTGGTATTCAAGACAGCGACGAATCTGGCCGGTCTCGATGCCGCTTCGGCGATGTCCATCCGAAACTTGTCGCTCAAAATCGACAAGAATCTTGAGGATGATGACGCGCTCGGATCTGCTTCGCCGGTAGACTTCTTGAACAAGCAATTGGTCATTGAAGGTACTGTTGAGGCGGTCTGGAAAGACGAAACATCGTTTAAGACCGCTACTTTGGCTGGAACCGCTAAGGCGATGCGAATTGATCTCAAGAATACCGATGTCACCATTGGCGCTGCAGCCAATCCGGAGATCAAGATTGATCTGGCTAAAGTGGTCTTTAAAGAGATCAGCCGTCCAATCAAGATCAATGATGTAGTAACGCAGTCTCTTTCCTTCAAGGCGGTGTATTCCGTTGCTGATTCGAAGATGATCGCCGTTACCTGTGTGAACGCTCAAGCATCTTACTAAAACCAAAATCCCGGGCCTAATGGCCCGGGACAAGGTTTGCTTGCTCTTTAAAATTTAGCGAGAACGATGGCAATGATATTGACCTGTACGGAGATGCCACTTGGCGCAGTTGGTTCGGCAAACATGGCAACCTTTCTTATCGGTGCGACCAGGATGGGCAAAAGCTACAGCTGGCACGATCGTCATTAAAACGAGTAGAACGATGATGTATTTCATAGCTCGGTTTAATTATACGAATCAATTATGCCATCATCATTTCGATCATAGAAGCATGAAGGATTGTAGTTATCCCAACAATACTGATATTGATTGCTCCCACCATAGTTAGATAAATTCTTGTGATCTGGTTTTCCAAAAAGATAGACCAATTGCTCAACAGACATTCCTACCCAAAACTTTTTCTCGATAAGAAGTTGGCAGTCATCTTTAGCCCAAGTTGGATGAGCAATACAAAGTTTACCGGCCGGAGATTTCTGGAATGCCAAATCAGCGTCTTTCTCTGCTTGAATTTGTGCCGCTGTTTTAGGTTGATCCGGTGTGGCAGAAGAAATAGACATCACAATGTTAAAAAACATTATGACAAAAAAAATAGCGACGATCCAAAGTAGGACTTTGCCAAATTTTGTAGGAAATTTTTTACCGCAATGTTTGCAAACTTTCGCTTCATTAAGCACCTCTTCGGCGCAATGAGGACATTTTTTCATATAAAAAGATAATTAGACCAATAATTTTAAATATATTCAAGGGTAGCAAAAAAATAGTAAAAAAGCAATATGGCAGAAAAAGATCTAAAAATAGTAATAACCGCAGACAACCAAGACGCGATTAAGAAAATCGAGGATTTTTCGAAGACACTTGATGGCGTCTCTGTCGCTAGTGCCAAGACTGGAAAGGCTCAAGAGAATATGACCAGCAGCGTCTTTAAAGGTATTGCCGCCTGGGATTTGCTAAAGGAGGGCATCAAAAAGTCTACTGATTTTGTCATGGGTAGCGTGAATGCGTATTTAGAAGCACAGAAAGCGATGGATTTGGTTCGGGGGACGGTTGAGTCTATGGGGAAGTCATACGATGCCGTTAGTCCACAGATTATTGCCTTTGGAAACAGGATGGCTGATTTGGGAGTCGATGATGAAGCAGCAATGCTCTCGATGGTGAAATTAGGAAAGGCCGCCGGCGGGGATATGGCAAAGGGGATGGAATTAGCCAAACTTGCCGCGGATCTAACCTCTTCGGGAATCGGTGATCTCCAAAGCAACACAGATAATTTGCAGAAGATCATGGTTGGTAAGGGACAAAGAGCTCTGATGGAGTATAAATTGAACCTCGACCAAACAGCTTCCACGGCAGAAATTTTGAATGCCGTTCAAGGCAAAGTGACACAAACCGTTGAACAGTTTGCCGGTACTGTTCCCGGTCAAATTCAAAGTGTTACCGAAGCGTACGCAAATATGAGAGAAGAGATTGGCGGCGCGTTCGTTGCTTCAATGGAGTCGGCTTTTTCCAGTGCCGGCAAAATGAATGATGGACTGGGAATGATAAAGGATACTGGCAAGATTGTTTCTGTTTCAATCTTTGAGGTTGTGAGCGTTTTTAAACTTCTAGTTGTGAATGTTGCCTTGGTGATCTCTAAAATTATGGAGTATTACACCGTTGTCGCTAATGCAAAGGGCTTAATCACCGACCACAAAAAGGCGATGGATAACATCAATGCTGCCTTTCAAAAAACAAAAGATATTCAGAAAGATGTGACGGATACCCTAAAAGGAATGGTGAGCCCGGTTAAGAGTTTAGAGAAAGCGCAAGCAGAGTTGGCTCAGCAGCATGTTAAGACCGCAAAAACTGCGGTACAGGTTGGTGATGATATCACCAATGCAAACAAGCAGGCCGCGAATAGTTACGATCAGATTAAAGATAAGGTCAAAGCGTTTGGCAAGGAAACGGAAGATACGAACTACAAGATGGAGACGACCACCCGCGACTACTACGAAAAAATCGACAAACTGGCGGATGATCACCTTCAAAAAGTCAAAGACATCAACAAGCAAATCGCTGATGAAAATTCCAAATTCACAGACGATCAATCCAACAATTATACCGACCTTCAAAAGAGTATCGGCGAAACCATCGTCGCACACGAAGACAATAAAAAATCTCTTGAGTCGCAATTAAGTGATGAGGTGGCTAAAGGAAAAGACGCCAGCACCGACAAAATATCTCAACTACAGAAAGAAATTGCCGCCGAAAACGCCTTTTTAGATAAACACAAGATCGACATTGCGCAGTACAACCTCGATATGACGGCGATGCGCGATCTGGCCCACAAGGACGACATCGAAAAGAAGATTTTGGATTACCAGGAGCAGAAGGCGACCGACGAAAAGCAACACGCCGAACGCTTGGCAGCTTTGCAGGATAGTTTGAACAAAGAAAACGCCGCTTATGCGACCGCGCTTGCCGAACAGAAGAGACAAACCGAAGAAGCGTTGGCTGATATGGTCCGCACCTACACGCAGAAATTTGCGGAAATTGCCGAGATCGTGAAGGGCGTGCAGAGCCTAGTAAACCAAGTGATCGCCTCTACCTCTACCCTGAAGGTTCCGACACTATCTGGACCGACTGGAGCAACCTCATTAGCCGGGAAAAGGGCCTCTGGTGGCCCCGTAAGTGGCGGTGGCGCTTATCTGGTTGGAGAACAAGGCCCTGAGTTGTTTGTGCCCGGTCAAAGCGGTGGAATCGTGCCAAATGGCGATTTGGGAGGCGGTACAACAATCAACATCCACATGAACGGGGATTTTTATACGACCCGAGAGATAGCCGAGAAGTTTGCCAATGAGATTGCTAGACAGATCAAATTTAGAATCAAAGTTTAATTATGTCACTTCAGCTTAAAATTAATTCCGTCGATGTTTCCTTGCAGGTGTCTTGGGAGTCTTTGGCTAAAGTGGAAGGTTTGACCAAAGAACCGGATACCCTGGCTTTTAGCATCAACAAAACACCGACCAAGACCATTCCGGATCTGGGTGCCATAGTTGAATTGTACGAAGATAGCGTCAAGATCTTCGCCGGCGCGATCGTGGGGCGCAAGGATGTGATCGTTGGGGGCATTCTCGAGGGTTATGAGTTCGATTGCAAAGACTATACCGATCAGCTCGATTCGATGCTTGTTGTTCGCCGGTATGAAAATCAGACCGCGCGAGATATTTTGCTGGATATTATTGCTCAATTTGCGACCGGCTTCACGACCACCAATGTTGCTGCGAGTACGCCAGATGTGGCATCGATAAAATTTAATTACGAGCCCGTCTCTAAGGCAATTCAGAAACTAGCCGATCTAATCGGCTGGGACTGGTATGTCGATTATGACAAAGATATTCACTTCTTTGCCGAAGAATCACTATCGGCACCTTTTAATTTAGACGACACTAGCGGAAATTTTGAATGGGGAAGCCTGGAACTTTCCGGATCTATTCTTGAGTTGCGCAATTCTATTTTTATTCGAGGGGGCGAGTATCTATCGACCATTGCCGAAGCGGATGCGGCCGACAAGGGGATTGCCGATGGTACGCAGCGCGTCATTTTGATGGGCTATCGTTACCAAAACATCCAGATCAAGGTTGGAGGAGTGGCGAAGACTGTTGGCATTGATCCGATTGATGACCCCACCGCTTTTGATTGTCTCTATAACTTTAACGAAAAGGCGCTTAAATTCCGCGACGATAACAAGCCGGCTGCCAGTGCTTCCTACACTATTTTTGGCAATGCCTATATCCCGCTCATTGTGCATATTCAAGACCAGGGCAGTATCGGATCTTATGGCGAGCGCCAGCATGTCGAGTTTCAGAAAGACATCACCAGTATTGATGAGGCGATTACCTTTGGCCGCTCACAACTCCGTCAATGGAACGCCGGGGCACAGGAAGCCAAATTTAAGACAAAGGTAACCGGATTAAAGACCGGAATGTCGATCAGAGTCACGAGTGTTATTCGAGGAATCGATAAAACATTTAAGATCAACAAGATCGATGGAAAAGCTAGAGGCAATGACCATATGATCTATGAAATCTCTCTTTTGGCTTCCGGCCAGGTGACCTTCACCGATATGATGGAGGGTCTTTTGAGTGCCGATCGCAAGAATGTGGAGATTGCCGACAACGAGATTTTGCAGCGTTTGATGGAGTTTAATGAATCAATCTCTATTAGTGACACAGCATCGGCTTCGAAGCGATCGGGACCGTACAAATGGGGAGCGGACGCTAATGCCCTAGTCTGGGATTTATCAACTTGGAGTTAAATATATGAATATACAAACAAAAGAAAAATTTAATATCAGTGGAAAAGTAAAAATCATCACGACCAAAGTCGGAACTGATGAAGTTTTGCGTGAGACAGACTGGATGAAAAATCTAGTGATGAATGGCGCCAGTACCGGCATTAATTTGATCGCACAAAAGCTCTGTGGCGACAATACCTATTCTTTGAATATCAACAAGGCAGACATCGGCACCGGTACAAACACGCCAGCCAATGGCGACACACAACTTCAGACTGCCGTGGCGCGCGGGGTGGCGACTCCTCAAGGATCAGCCGGGGGTGTAGCAACGCTAAAATTCTTCTTTTCTGATGGCGTTTTGGCCAACGGAACATATAAAGAATTTGGAACCTTCGTTGATGGTGGAGTGGCAGTCAATACCGGACAGATATTTAATCGCATTCTATTTGGAACACCCTACACCAAAGGGACCGGAGAAGACACGACGATATTAGTAACTTTAACAATTAGCAATTAAATAAAAATATGATACAAGCAGGACAAACAGCAGCGGCATCAGATTTCGTCAGTTCCTCATCCGGAGCTGGTGATAGCGGCAAGGTACCAAAACTAGATGCGGCGGGAAAACTACTCGCGGCTTTCTTGCCGTATCTCTTTAAAAACACATCGGCCGGGGCGGGCGATGCTGGCAAGGGCCCATTGCTGGATTCTACTGGCCAACTCGATAAAACATTTATCAAATTCGATTTGCCGGTGGTAAGAACCTATGTCACTTCGAATATCGGGAATACTGATACTCGATTCACGATGACAAAGGTTAGCAATACGATCCGATATACCTATACCGGGACCGGAACTAACCCAAATATTTCGGCCGCAACTTTCCCGGTGGGGACGCCTGTTCAGATTTATAGCCATTCCTTCAATGGAAATAATAACGGCAATTTTATAGTCACAGCATCAGGGGCAAACTATTTTGAGGTCACAAATGCGGCCGGAGTTGCGGAAAGCGACAAGACGATGGATGCAAACTTCATTCTAATGAAAGGAAGTATTTGGACTAAGCCAGCAGGTTTGAAATATATAGAAGTGGAGTTGGTAGACGGAGGTAATGGCGGCGTAGCTGGAAAGGGTGGAATGTCTGGCGCGTATGCGAGAAAACTGATTGCCGCTGCTGATCTTGCGGCCACTATGGCCGTCATGTCCGGGGCCTTTGGTCTAGGGGCATATTATGCCGGCGGTGGCTGGAATGGTAGTGGAAGAGCAGCCGGAATATCATATTTTGGCACACTCGTTGATAACACTCATGGAGATCTGCTTATTTCCGGACAAGATGGAGACACCAATCGTTCGGGAACATCTAGTCAGGGAGGGAATGGAGGGTCTAATCCTCTTGGTTTTGGTGGTGTTGTCGGAACGGGTCCAACTGGCTACGGTGGCGGTGGGTGTGGCTGGAACGGTGACGGATATGGAGCGGCAGGAAATGGGACTGGTGGAATTGTTATTGTTAAAGAATTTTATAACTAACACGATATATGACTAATTTTCTAAAAAATATATTTAAGAAAAAAGATCCGGTATTGTTGCCCGGAGCCCTGGATGATCCGCGGCCTTACGAAGATCGCATTAGCGACAAAAAGTTTGAGGAAACCGTCGCGCAAATTAATCCGGTCAAATGGGTAGAAAAATCGATCAGCGAATGGCGCCGGTTCTCTATCCGCAATCAAGACGGCTCGGGTAGCTGTGTCGCTCAAACAATCGCCAAATTGTGCGAGATCTTGTGGTTTCTGCTTACAGGCGAGAGGGTCCAGTATTCGGCCGCAGATCCATACCAAAAGCGCTCAAACAAAAGTAGCTCGGGGATGAACTATGGAGATGTGCCGACTGTGACGAAAGATGGTGTTACCCTTGAAGTTTTAATGCCCTCGCAGAATATGTCTGAAAGCGAGATAAATTCTGCTACGCGCACAAAAATGGCCGACAAAATCAGCAAAGTCTTTCCTCTCGGAGATTGGCTACAAATGCAGTTTGATATTGAGACGATTGCCTCTGTCATCCAAACAACCGGCAAAGGGGTGATGGTTTGGTTCAAATTTAATTATCCGGACTGGACTGATATACCGACTGTCGCCACCGCCAACCCGCAATATGGTCACTCGGTCACCGCGGTTGATTTTACGCTCTACAAGGGCAAGAAATATCTCGTGATAGAGGATAGTTGGGGCAAATTTGGCCTGTTTGATGGACAAAGACTAATTAGCCAGGAGTTTATCAAGGCTAGAATGTTCTTGGCCGCCTACCCGATCAATTTCCGTAACGAAGAAGAAAAAAGACCAACTAAGCCGATTCACACTTTCAGTAAAGAGTTACGCTTTTCGCCTTCCTATTCTACCGATCCGGATGTTGTCGCGCTTCAAGATTGTCTGAAGTATCTCGGAATTTTCCCGACCAATATTGCGAGCACCGGATACTATGGCGCGATCACCGCTCAATATGTCCTAGAATTTCAGAAGCAATATGGCGTGAGCGATATGGCAACGCTAGACAAACTAGGCGGCCGGGTCGTCGGTCCGAGCACCTTGGCAAAATTAAACGAATTATTTAACGCTTAAAATATGGATCAGAGCGAAAAATTATATACCACGGCCAAGAGCTTGCTGGGCTACAACCTAGCCAAAGGAAACGAGATGCTTGGCTGTGCGCAGTCTATCTCTGCGGTAATCAACGAGGCTTTTCCAGATGATCGCGTCCATTTTGTCGGGACTGGAGAGGTATATGACTGGTGCAAAAAAAGCGATAAATGGGAGCAGGTAGACAAACCGCAGGCCGGCGATCTGATCGTTTCGCCAACAACGATGATTCCGAGCGGATCACCATTAGAGCATGGACATGTGGGCATTGTGGGGATGATTCCGTCTGCTGATGGTTCGGTCTATATCATGTCGAACAACTCACTGGAGGGCTATTTTGACACCCACACCACCCTTAGAAAGTGGTTAGATTATTACCACATCTATGGCCAAATCCCAACATTCTTTTTTAGAAGAATTGCCTGATCTAGTCCATCGGGCTTTAGAAGTTAATTAAAAATTATTATGGAAAATAAATTTGGTATTCTCTCATCATCGGTTAATTCCGATCAGTTAAGCGCCACGGTCTCGGGGGCGATCTTGTCGGTCGCTGCGCTGATCATTATGCTAGGAAAAGCGTTTGGTATCGAGATCGCCAGTGATCAGATCACAACTTTTGCTTCGCAGGCAGGTCTTGCGGCCGGCAGTCTCTGGTTCCTATATGGAGCAATCCGGAAGGTGATTGTAAAAATCGCCGCGCCGAAGCAGTAAAAGCCGGGCGGTGCTTTAACCGCTACACCATGTTTACATCTTTATTGTTGCTCCTATCCTTGGGGACTACTACCCAACAGGTAAAACTAGCGGATGAGCCTCTGGAACCAAAGCAACAAATCGTATATTACGCCAAGCGGTACGGAGTTGATCCGGATCTTGCGGTTCGGATCGCCGACTGTGAAAGCCATCTTGCTCAATTCAAGGACGGTAAGGTCTTGCGAGGGGTCCAAAATCCACAGGACATCGGACTTTTCCAAATTAATGAAAAATACCACCTTGAAAATAGCAAGAAAGCCGGCCTGAATATTTACGAACAAGAAGGAAATATAAAATATGCCGCGCTTCTGATGAGAGACCAGGGTACAACGCCCTGGAACTGGTCAAAAAACTGCTGGCAAGTGCGCAATAAAATAAATTCTGCGCAAGATTGA